GAACAATATTAAATATCTATATATGTATATGAAACAATCAAATATATATCAATTAGAAGTATTATTTAATAAACTATTCTATGATATGATTAAAGAATAATTGAAAGGGGTTTAATAATGGTCCAATTAGCAAGTGAAAAGTATTTAGCATTAAAGAAAGAAGTTAGCAGATTGGCAAGCATAGCTAATAAGAGATTAAAAAGACTTGAAAGAAATGAATTAACTGATTTGCCTGCCTATCAATCATGGGTTAAAAGTGGTGCAATTAAATTTAGTGTTAAAGGTAAAGATTATAACCAATTACAATCGGAATTTTGGAGAGTAAAAAGGTTTTTAGATAATAAGACAAGTTTAGTAAGAGAAGCAAATAAATATTTAAGAGAAATAGCGGAAAATACAGGTATTAGATATAATAGTTTAGCAGATTTAAAAATTAAAGCAAGAGAATTTTTTAGATTAGCAGAAAAAATTAAGGAATATTATAAAATTAGTGAAATGAACGCATTAGCATTAGATTATCAAAAAATATGGGAACAAATTAATGTTCAAATTAAACAAGGTATAATAGATTTAACAGGTGTTGAGAGTATAGAACAAACATTACAAATATTTATAAATGAACTTGAAAAGGTATCACCGGTAGAAAACAATCAAGAAGGTTTTAAGGAAGGTACTAAAGATTGGGATTTTATAAAAATATGAAGGGGGAATTTTAAATGCTATGGTATCAGAATATGAAACTAAATAAAGAAGATTATAAAACAGTATCATATTTTGATACTCATAGCAAAGAAGTAATTAAGTATTATAACATTGAATGTGCTTTTGATATAGAAACAACTTCACAGTTATATAATGGTGAAAAGTGTGCTTATATGTATATATGGATGTTTGGAATAGGTGAAACTGTTTACTATGGTAGAACATGGGAACAGTTTGGCGAATTTATGCAGATGTTAATTAATCAATTAGAACTCAATTTATATAATAGGCTAATTATATATGTTCATAATTTAGGTTATGAATTTCAATTCATGAGAAAATTTTTTGATTGGGTAAATGTGTTTTCAACGGAAGAAAGAAAACCGATAAAAGCAGTAATAAAACAAGGTGTAGAATTTAGAGATAGTTATATATTAAGTGGCTATTCATTGAATAATTTGGCTAAAAATTTAACTAAACATAAGATTAAAAAGTTAGTAGGTGATTTAGATTATTCACTAATAAGAAATAGTAAAACTGTTTTAACAGATGAAGAACTAGCATATTGCAAGAATGATATTTTAATCATTCTATATTATATTAATGAGCAGATAGAACTATATGATAATAATATTACTAAAATACCTTTAACTAATACTGGAAGGGTGAGAAAATTTGTAAAAGAGAAATGTTATTACACTAATAAAAATCATAATAAAAGTAGTAAAGGGAAGTATAACAGGTATAGAGAATTAATGAAAGAACTAACATTAACATTAGATGAATATATGATGTTAAAACGGTGTTTTATGGGGGGCTTTACTCATGCTAGTTTAAAGTATGTAGGTAAAACATTAGAAGATGTTACAAGTATAGATTTTACAAGTAGTTACCCTAGTGTTATGTTAGCTGAAAAGTATCCAATGAGTAGACCAATAAAAGTTGATTTAAGAAAAGAAAATTTTGAAGAACTAGTAGAAAATGAAGATGTAGGGCTAATGTTTGATATTAAAATTAAGGGGTTACATTCTAAATTAACGTATGAAAGCTATTTAAGTGAAAGTAAATGTTTTAGTCAAAAAAATGCAATAGTTAACAATGGCAGGATATATCAGGCAGATGAAATTATAACAACTATTACTGATATAGACTATAGAATATTAAAACAATGTTATTCATGGGATAGTGCAGAGGTAGCTAATTGTTATAAATTCTATATGCAATATCTACCTAAACCTATAATAGAAAGTATATTAAAACTATATCAAGATAAAACAACTCTTAAAGATGTTGAAGGTTATGAAGTAGAATATTTACTATCTAAAGGTATGTTAAATAGTGTTTATGGAATGACGGTTACTGATATAGTAAGGGAAGTAATAGAATACAATGAAGAATGGAATATTACTAAACCTAGTAATGAAGAAATTGAAAAGCAGATAGAAACATATAATAATAGCCCTAACAGGTTTTTATATTATCCATGGGGTGTATGGGTTACAGCATATGCAAGACGTAATTTATGGAGTGGTATTTTAAACATTGGTGAAGATTATGTATATAGTGATACTGATAGTATTAAATTATTAAACTATGAAAAACATATTTCATATATTGAATGGTATAATAAGAATTTAGTTGAGAAGTTAAAAAAGATGTGTGATTTTAGAAAGATTGATTTTAAACTAATGAAACCTAAAACTAAAGAAGGTATTGAAAAAATGATAGGGGTATGGGATTATGATGGACATTATACGCATTTTAAAACATTAGGTGCTAAAAGATATTTAGTTAGATATGATAATGGGGAATTAGCTTTAACAGTTGCAGGTTTATCTAAAAAGAATGGCATTGAATATATGAAAAGGGTATGTAATAATGATTATAAGAAAGTGTTTGATATGTTTAATGATGAACTTTATATACCTGCTGATGAAACAGGCAAAAATACTCATACTTATATTGATGAAGAAATGAAAATACAATCAATAGATTATCAAGGTAATGTTGAAGATATTTATATTCCTTCATGTATTCATTTAGGTAAATGTGAGTTTACTCTATCAATTAGTAAACAATATGCTAAATTTTTAAAAGATTTTAGAGAAGGCTATTTATTTAAAAATAGAAAGGGTGTTTAATTATGGCTAGAAAAAAACAGAAACTAAAATATTATAGTTTAGATAATATTCTAAAAAAGAATTGTGTTTATAATGTTATATTTGGTGAAAGAAGTAATGGTAAAACTTATGCAGTTTTAAAGTATGGGATTGAACAATATTTTAAAAATGGTGGACAAATAGCAATTATAAGAAGATGGAAGGAAGATATTACAGGTAAAAGGGCTAGTGATATGTTTAGTGCTTTAAATTATAATGGAGAAGTGAAAAAAGCAAGTAATGGAGAATATGAAGGCATTACTTATTATGCTGGCAAATTCTATGTTTGTAATTATGATGATAAAGGAAAACCTTTATATTCTGATAGTGATTGTATAGGGTATGTATTTGCCTTATCAGATACGGAACACAATAAGAGTATATCATACCCTAAAGTTACTACCATATTATTTGATGAATTTCTAACTAAATTTACTTATTTACAAGATGAATTTGTTTTATTTATGAATACAATTAGTACAATAATAAGACAAAGAACTAATGTAAAAATCTTTATGTTGGGTAATACAGTTAATAAATATTGTCCATATTTTGCTGAAATGGGTTTAACGCATATTGAGAAAATGAAACAGGGAACTATAGATGTTTATACATATGGAACAAGTGAATTGACAGTAGCAGTTGAATATTGTGAAAGTATGAAAGGTAGTAAAGAAAATAATTATTATTTTGCTTTTAACAATCCTAAATTAAACATGATTACAAGTGGTGCATGGGAATTAAATATTTACCCTCATTTACCAGTAAAATATGAACCTAAAGATGTTTTATTTAGATATTTTATAATATTTAATGATAGAATATATCAATGTAATGTTATAGATGTTAATGGTGAAATGTTTACCTATATCCATAATAAAACTACAGATATACAAGATGAAAAGAATGATTTAATTTATAGTCTTGAATATTCTCATAAATTAAATTATAATAGAAATATATATAAACCAATAAATGCTTTACAGAAAAAATTATTATGGTTCTTTATTAATGACAAAGTATTTTACCAGAATAATGAAGTAGGGGACGCTATTAATAATTACTTAAAAATATGTAAAAATTTATAAGGGGGAATTAAAATGAATATGGAAACAATCATTCAACTAATTAACGGAGTGGGCTTTCCTATTGCAGTATCAATAGTATTATTCTATCAGAACGAAAAGCAAAGTGAAAGATATAATAAACAAATGAAGGAACTAACTAAAGTAATTGAGAATAATACATTAACATTAAAAGAATTATGTTTAAGACTTGAAAATAGTGAAAGACTTGAAAATAGTGAAAGAGGTGTAACAAATGGCTAAAGTAGATAAATATTTTATAGGTAGTAAAACAAGGGATTTTGATTATACAGACAAAGAAACAAACATTAAAAATATTATTGCTTATATGCTTAACCGTACTAATGCTATGTTTAAATATAATAATTTACCGGAAACAATACCCTCTAAAGAACTTGAGTTATTGCTACAAACAAACGGTTTTGCTATATTCTTAAAAATTGGTAATGATTTTTATGTTGTAAATGGTGGTTTAGGTGGAGAGCCTGACGTATATAATAGACCAACTAAAG